GTTCGTATTGTATGCCCCAAAGAGTTTCACTCTTGCATAACACGCTTTCCCAGCCTTATAAGCTGCAAGGATTTCGTCATATGTCTTGGTGTGCGTGACGCTTTGATCATAAGTGTCCTTGGCGTGAATACCGCAGCCGACATAGAACAACTCCGAACCCGGTCCAGCTTCTCCTGCAGGTCCTTTGATGTTTACACTAGTTGGATTCGGTTTTCCATCATCGTTCGACCAACTAAGAATGCCATCTGCGGATACTGAGGGCGTAAAGGTCGTGCCGTCCTGTCCCGGAGCGCCGTCTGCACCTGCCGGACCCTGTGCGCCGTCCTGACCGTCCGTACCGTCCCGTCCCGGCGTTCCGTCCGCGCCGGGCTCGCCCTTGTCGCCTTTTTCGCCTTTGTCTCCCTTTTCTCCTTTTTCGCCGCGCGAAGGCTTTCCCGTGTCAGTCGTCCCGAGATACCAGTTTCCGTTTTCGCCGATGCTCGGGGTTATGCCGTCCGTTCCGCTGGCGCCCGCCGGGCCGGTGTCGCCCGGTTCGCCCTTCGGCCCCTGTTCGCCCGGCGCGCCGGTCTCGCCTTTGGGCCCCCTCTCGCCGGGGTCGCCCTTTGCGCCGTCTGCTCCGGGATCGCCCTTCGCACCTGGATCTCCCTTGTCGCCCTTCTCGCCGCGCGAAGGCTTTCCCGTGTCAGTCGTCCCGAGATACCAGTTTCCGTTCTCTCCGATGCTCGGGGTTATGCCGTCCGTTCCGCTGGCGCCCGCCGGGCCGGTGTCGCCCGGTTCGCCCTTCGGCCCCTGTTCGCCCGGATCTCCCTTGTCGCCCTTTGCGCCCTGCAGCGGTCCGTTGTTGACCCACGCCTTCGTCACGCCGTCGTAGATGTAAATGTCATACGGTGCAGCCGCGCCCACGCCGTAGGCGTCTCCGACCTCCGGATTCTTGACTGACGCCTGCAGCGCGGAGACCGAGCCGTAATAGCCCTTGACCACAAATCCGGAGCCAGTGTCTCCCTTCGGCCCCTGTGGACCTGCCGGGCCCTGTGGGCCGGTCTTCCCCTGCGGGCCGGTTTCTCCCTGCGGGCCAGTCGCGCCCGTGTCGCCCTTCTCGCCTTTCTCTCCCTTTTCGCCGGGTTCCCCCTTCGGGCCAGTGTCGCCGGTCGCGCCCTTCGGGCCTTCCGCGCCGATCGCGCCGGTGTCGCCCTTCGGCCCCTGCTCGCCCTGCGGACCTGTCTCGCCCTTTGGCCCCTGCGAGCCGGGCTCCCCCTTCGGGCCCTGTGCGCCGGTGTCACCCTTCGCGCCCGTGTCGCCCTTCTCGCCCTTGACGGTCTCGACGTCAAAATCAAATTCCTTGCCGTCCGACAGCGTCATCGTGTATGTCGCCGTCGTCCCGCTCTGCGATTTCTTCGTGAGCGACACAACGCTCGCGCCTGCCGCTCCGGTGTCGCCCTTCGCGCCCTGCGGCCCTGTCTGCCCCTGCGGGCCGGTCGCGCCGGTCTCACCCTTCGGCCCCTGCGGGCCCATGACCGAGCCAAGATCGATCGTGCTGCCGTCCGTCAGCGTGAAAATCAGCTTCCCCGCGTCCGTGACCTCCACGGCCTTCACCCCGCGGGAGATCAGCCCTCCGATCGTCACCGTGATCTGATTCGGAATCTCTACCCTCATACCTGCTCCTTACTCCACGAACGCCCGGTTCCTGCTCGCCAGCGTCGTCTTGTCGCCGTGCGTGTACCGGATATCGTAGGTGTACTTTCCCTTCGTGAATTTTGCCGTGACCGTCGCGTCGAAGTTCAGCGTGACCTGGTCATTCTCCACCTTCGCAAAGCTGAACGTGTGGACGGTCTGCCGCGTATCGTCCAGAAACACGATCGCCATGCTGTCCGTCGTCCCGATCGTGACGGCCTCGCCGTCCTGGTCCTTCAGGTCGAACCGCAGCACGATCGAGAATGTGTCTCCCTCGTACCACCGCAGTACCCCTTTGTCGATCCTCGGGCTCGGATAAGCCCCCGGAATTGGCGTCGCCATACCGCATCCCTCCTTTTCATCCAGTGTAGCAGACCCCCGCGCCGGATTCACCCCACGCGCAGCAAAGCCGGGGCTTTCGCCCCGGCCCGCTCATCATTCCTTCAGCCACTTGTCAATGTCCTTCGACTTCTTGCTCCTGTCAAAGCCGACCGCCGTATAGGCTGCCAGCAGCTTCTCCTTGAGCTTCTTCCGTTCCTCAGGCGAGGCCGCAATGTACTTCGGCTTGTATTCCGTCGTGATCGCGTCGCCGATATCGCCCTTCTCGACTCCGTGGTCGAAGTATTCCTTTGCCGCCGCTTTCAGATCCCCGCCATCTTCGATGGTCTGCAGGATCTTGCCGTACTTCGTATAGTCCTTCCCGCCGGTCCACTCCTTGTAGAGCCAGTACGCCTTGTTCTCATCCTCGGCGTAGTCGTTCGCAAGGATCTTCTGAATCGCCTTCTCCTGCGTCACGGTCCCGGCGGCGACGGCATCCTTGAGATCCTGCTTCTGCTTCGCGTCCTGCGCGTCCTGGATCTTCTCGTGCATGTAGTCGATTCGCTCCTGCGTGCTCTTCGGCTCCATCTCCGCCTTCTGCGTATCCCCGGCAAGGACCTGATAATAATACTCTGCCTTCGCCGCGTCGCTGATATCATAGGCCTTCAGCAGCATCATCTTGTCATAGTTCTTCTCCAGCTTTCGCGCCGCCTGGATGAACGCATAGGTCTCCCGCTGGTCCTCGCCTCCCTCGGTCATGCCCTGATAGGCGGCAGTCTCCTTCGCGGACAGCGACTTGAACCCGCTCTCCACCCAGCTCTGCGCCTCTTCCGTCGCCGTCTTGCCGAACAGCAGCGCCTGCGCCCAGCTCTTGGCCCGGTCAGCGGGATTGTCGTTATACACTGGATACTGTAAGATGTCGCGTCCCTCGTTGTCCACTGTGTAGCTGCCGCCTTTCCATGCCGCCACGCCGCCCTGGATCAGCTTTCTCGCCTGTCCTCCGCCGAACGGCGGCAAAAGGTAGTACGCGGGCTTCGCCAGCTCCCGCCGGATCGTGTAGCCCCGTTTTTCCGGTGCGATGTCTTTGCTTGTCGCAGCCTTGAGCACCGCGCCCAAATCAGGTATCGCCGATGCGACAGCAATTCTTCCGTTGTCGACCTCCAATCCGAGCATCGTCAGTACCTGCGTGAACGGCAGTTCTCCCAGCAGATTCTGCGTCAGGTTCGCTGCTACGCCGTAGGCGTCTTCCTGCTGCGTCGTGAGGTCCCACTCGCCCGAAATCATCGCATCGATCGTATTGGGTATCTGATAGCCCGTAATATCACCAACCGTATCGTTTATGATGTCAAGCGGGTCTTGGCCCATTCTTCTTCCAGTCATCGCTTCGTATGCCTCGTTCAATACCCAGCTTCCAAGCATCCACCCAAACATGGCTTTACACAAAGCCAGTACGCCTTTCTTTCGTTCCTCTTGGTACAAATCCTTGAATACCCAGCTCAGAGTGTTGTTGACCTCCAACTGGAACTGCGTGAACAACTTCACCCACGGTGCCTGTGCCGCAAATAATGTCGGCGTCGACCCCTTGCTTCTGTCTGCCATGACGCCAGATGCAAATTGATCCGCCTCCTGCATCGCGCTCGTCTCGCTCATGCCCCTTTGCAGGTTTTGATAATACCGCGCACGAACGACACTGCCTGTTGTGAATCTGTCCACAATCTCCATGAGAATACCGGCTTTCTCCGATACCTTATCCATCGTAGATTCCGCCAGTCTTCCATATCCGGATCTATTGTTGATAAACACTGACGCTGCGCTCAACCCGTCTGCGTTCCAATAGTTTTTCAGCGTTGCACGCATTCCAACCACCATATTCCAAGCGCCTGTCTGCGCTGCCGCCTGTGCAATCGGTATGAAATTCGTAAGCGCCGAGCCTACGTTGGCCGCGACCATGTTCGCGCCCACGCGGGAATGGAACTTCTTCAGGACGTTGTACACTTTGCGGTTGAAAAACCTCTCCATCCCCCGGTCTAGCCGCGACTTCTTTCCCGCCAGAAGGTTCGTGTATTCGTCCAGCTCATCCACGAAGCTGGAAAGCCCATACCGTCCTTCCTTCGTCAGGTTTGCAACCTTCTCGTTGGCCTCATCCGGGTTGAGGAACGGGTTCATCATGATCGCGTCGATCCGCTGTTTCAGGCCCTCATCCGACGCCCGATACCGGATCTGCGTTGCCAGCGCCCGCAGCCGCTGAATGTCCGCCGTGTGGAAGATCACGTCCGTTGCGACCTCGATATACCGGTCAAAGCCCTGCAGCGCGTCATACGCCGTCGCGTAGCCGAGTCGGTTCTGGATATTCGCCATGTACCGGATGCCGGGTTTGAAGTTTGCCGTGAGTCCGTTGATCGTCGCAGGCAGCGGCGATACCTCGCCCTCGATCCCGGCCGCCCTTGCGAACTTCTGCAGAATGCTGCCGCCTTCCTCGTTCTCCTGGAAGTGTGGGAAATATCCCTGCAGATAATTGACCGGCTCATAGCCGTTCTCAATGCGCACCCGGTTCATATCCTGGAACAGCTTGTCGTAGACCTCATGGAAAACCTTCACGGCTGCCCGCACCTTGCCGAGATCCAGATTCGGGTTTTGCTTCTCGAATTCCTGAATTGCCGCGTTCCACTCGTCAAACGTCATCCCCCCGCGCCTTTCGACACGCGGATGCTGCTTGAGATAGTCCCGGTTGAATTCCGCCTCGCCCAGCCACTGCACCGCATAGCTCTCGGATACCAGATTCCCCTTCCGTACCTGCCGGTCGAGTCCCAGCTTCCGGATCCTGTTCTGCTGCTCGACCAGATAATTCTTCCGCTTGCTCTCGTTTTCGTGTACGGGCCAGAAATACTTGTTGATAAAAGCATTGGCCTTTTCGTCAGATACCTTTCCCTTCCGCGCGATATCCCGGATGTTCCGCTCCATCGTCTCGCGCTGGTACCGGATCCCCATGGTCTTGTCGGCCCACTTGACGGCCTCGGCTTCCGTCAGCGCCTGCTCGGCAAAGTCCCGCAGTCCCTGCTTGCGCTGCGCGTTCCATGCCTTGAGCTTCAGCGCCAGCATATCATAGTCAGCCTTTGCCTCGTAGACCTTCAGGATCTGCTGCCCGTTTTCCAGCCCTGCCACATAATCCGGGCTTGTCTCCCCGCGCAGCAGCCGGTTCACGATCTTTTGGTCGGCTTCCGTCAGCAGCGTCTTGCTCTGCGCTTTCTCGACCACTCGCCTTGCATCCTTCAGCTGCGTCCACATCTGCTTCGTTTCTTCCGCTGTCTGCGGAATAGCAAGCTTTTCTTTGGCCTTGTTCTGCGCGTCCAGATACCGCTGCGCCACGCGCAGCCCGCTCGTCAGCCGGTCGATGGATTCCGTGAAATTTGCCTGCTGCCACTTTTTGAAGCTCGCCGCCTGCGGCCCGTAGTATTCATCCAGCGTCTTCTGCACCTTCTGAATGCCGCGCGCCACGTCGTAGATCTGCATCAGCTGGTCGCTCGGCGCGGTAATGTCCGCCGGAAACAGCTCCGGCGCCATTTCCCGAAGCTGCTGATACGCCACGTCCACCGGCAAGCCGTCCTTGCTGATCGTCAGTGTCCCCATAGCCGCCTTCCGGAACAGATTGTAGTCCGCAATATCCTTCCGGTCTGTCTCGGAGATCGAGATCTTCTGATCCCGGATGAACTTCTTGAGGTCTCCGTATTGCTCAATGTACTGCGTGTCTTCTTCAATGCCCGCCTGGTAGGCCGTTTCAAAGAGGTCATTCAGCTTCGCCCGGTCAAGCTGCCCGTCCGTAAAGAATGTCCGCAACGCTTCCTCGGCCATCGGCCGCAGAACCTCCCGCTTCGCCTGCCCCGGCACGCTCAGATTCTCCGCCAGCTCGTTCACCAGTCCGGACTCCAGCCGCCGCACATACTGCGCCGCCCTCTCCCCCATCAGGTCCCGATACCGCCCGTCCTGTGCGGAAAAACGTACCCCGTTGAGGCCGTTCAGGATTTTTAATCTCTGTTCATCGTCCCCTTCTTTGTACAAGATGACGTTTGTTCCAGTCGCGCGTTCTACTGCTTCTACCTCTTGTCGCGGTGTGCTGTCTGGCGCAATGATGGCTACCGCCTCTCCAAACGGTACTACTCTCTGTGGCTTCGCCTCAAAATATCCCGTTGGCATTTCTGCTGCTTGGCGGTACATTTTCTCAATTTCCTCTGCAAGACTGTTGTTGATATTGTATCCCTGATCTCTAAACTTCCGTTGAATATGTGCAGCATTCTTTCCTGCGTTCTCCATAAGAAGCCCTGCGATCTCATCCATGTCGTAGCTTCCGGAGGTCTTCTGCACATTTGAAATAATTCCCTCGATTCGCTTATCCAGCTCCTGCAGCAGCCGGTTATATTCCTCTTCCGGCATATTCTGCAGTCGTCCTTCGTCTGCGTGGATGGCGTCTACACTCTTGTATCTCGGCGTCGCTACAGATAAGATTCCCTTGGCGCCCACGCCCAAGTAACCCTCGCCCCTTGCGTCGGCCTGATTCATTGCTTTTACGATGTTCTCTGCCGTGTACGCTCCATGCGTTTCCCGGAAGCTCCTTCTCCTGCCGGAAGCCGTGAAGCGTTCCTTCCCATTGTAGATGCCCGGCTCACCCAGCACGCCGCGAAGCTGCCCGCGTACCCATGCCTCGACATCTGCATCGTCCACCGCCTCGCGGAGCTTATCCTGCGTGGCGTAGCGGTCTACGCCGTCGCGTGTCTGGCCGCCGTCTTCATAAAGCGCTTCTGCGTTCCGGATGAAATCCTCTACACGTACGTCGCTAATCTTGTCTCGCTGCCGTGCAATGCGCGTCTCACGCAGCTCCGGCTTGCGGTTCAGAGCGTACTCGTGGTCTGCAATCCAGGCGTCCATGATGCTCTCGCGTGCCGTCTCCAGCTCTGCCTCTGCCAGCCGGTCGCCGGTCTCCAGCTTCACATACAGCTGTGCCAGCTCCTGTGCACCGATTTTCTCCGTATAGTCCTGCAGCGCCTGGTTGCCGAAACTGTCCCAGACTTTCTCCTTCAGCACCGGCTCGATGTCTTTCCCTTGTTCTGCAAGATACGCAGCCCGTACCGCGTCATCTTTTGCCAGCTGTTTGGCAAGCTCCGCTTCGTCCATCGTGGACACTTCGTCCACGCGGCTGCCGATGACACTGTCACGGGAGAAGATGCCGCCCGCCACCTGATTTGCCAGCTTCGCGATCTTCTGCTCTTCGGCGCGTCTGGCCTCGTAGTTCACTTCCCGCTCGACGATTGCGTTTGCCGCCGTCGGCGTCCAGGCGTCGCCGCCATAGACTTTATTGCGGCTATCAGTTTCCGGGTCGATTGTCTTGCGCGGATAAACAACGCTGGTGTCCCCGTACTCGGTATGTCCCTCTTGTGCGTCCACAATAGCAATAGACGGGGATGGAATCCCCCCCCAGTTCAAGGCTGCGTCTCTGATAACGTTCCAATCCTTGTTATGCAGCGCCACGAAATCCTTTGTTCTCTCGGCAGGGCTGCTCATTGAGAACTTTTTCTTGACAGTTTCTCCCGTTTTGGATATACTGGCTTTAGATGCAGCACTTGTGGTGTCGGCAAGAGAGCCGGAAACGGTCACTCCCCGGGACGGTTCTTGTGCTGCATCTTCTTTGTTGAAGACAAACGTTCTTCCGTCCGGTGTCACAATTCTGTGCGTGTAGTAGTGATTCCCGTTCTTGTTCACAACGACCGCCATATTCCCCCGCTGTCCGTTCAGCGCGACCGGCGCAGCAAAGGTGATCGTTTGCTTTTCCCTTCCTTTGTGGTTCTGGTGTCCGCCGATTTCTTTTCCGCGTTTCAGCACCATCGGGACTGCCGCGACAGCTGCCTTTTCTTCGTTTGTGTCTGCATAGTCAACCGCTTTGTTGATATCCTTCGGCGAGAAATAGATTTCTCCGTACCCCTGCCGGTCGACCTTCCCGCCAAACTTCGCGAGCAGATCGATCGCCCACTTCGCCGCCGCTGATTTACTCGTGAACTTTGTCGGTGTCTGAATAGATGCCACAACATTCATTTTGTTCAGCTCGTCAATGCTGTTCCGCAGTTGGTCTTTAATGCTCGCTGTCTCCGGATCGTACCCGGCAGACCATTTATTCCCCGCCGGTGGCGCTCTCGCGCTGCCGGATTTTTTCTGCCACTGGCCGACCTCCATCTTCACGTCCGCGCGCAGCTGGTTCGTGCCGTAGTCCGTGCGGTTCATGCCGGCGTAGGTATCCGCGATGATCTCCTCGACGTAGGCGTCCGTGTCGTCGCCGTAGACCCCAGCATAGGCGTCCACGTAGCTCTCGATCATCTCCTTCGTGATCTTGCCCTCGCCCAGCAGCCGCTTCTTGATCTTCGCCGCCATCTCCGGCCAGCGCTTGACAAGCAGGTGATACCCCTCGTGCTTCGCCAGCTCGAACGCAGAATACTCCTCGCTGTCCGCCCGGATGAGCACGGAGCCATCCTCCGTCACGGCGGCATCCGCATAAAACGTCTGCCCATCGATCTCCTGCGTCAGCTGCCCGGTGAAGAATCGCGCATTCTGTACGCCCATCGACCGGAAGAACTTTTCCGCCGCCTGGATATCCTCGCTTCTTCCCTCCTGCCCCTTCGGCATGACGCGCACTTTTTGCGCGTTGTTCTCTCCGAAACCGAGCTCCGAAAGCGTTACTTCATCCCAAGCCTTTGCGAGATCTCTTGCACCCTGCGCTCTCTTTCTTCCGGCGTCAGCTCTTTGCTGCTGCGCTGTGCTTTGGCGAACGCCTCCAGCCTGTCCTTCGGCACGCTGACCAGCCTGCCCGATTTGTCCTTCATCAGTAGTCTCGATACTGCCATTGTTTACCCCTTTCTGCCCTGCGGCAAGGCCCGCTCGATAGGCGGCTGCCGCCACGTCCTGATTCATTCCTTCGGCGTAGCGCATCGCCCGCTGCTCACTCGCGCCGAGTCTGCCCTGCTCATAGACCTGTCCGAAGCTCTGCGCATACTGCTCCGTAGGCATCCCCGTCGTGTTCCCGTTCAGGAAATACGCCGCTGTTATCTCGTCATAGCCCGCTCTCCGGGCCTGCTCCTGCAAATACCGTTCTTCCTGCTGCGCGGCTGCTTCGTCCAGCTCCTGCTCCGCGCCCGCCGTCTGCTGCTTGGCATACTGTACCGGATCCAGCTCTCCCATGTTCTCTGTCCCCGGAATTGGCGCAAATAAGCTGTCCTGATCGTACTGCTGCTTCGCCGCCCGCTGCGCCTGCTGCACCGCCTGAACGCTCTGCTGCGCCCGGCTCTGTTCCTGCTCCTGCTGGTACTGCTGTACAAGCTTTTGGTTCTCCTGCGCCGTCTCTGCCGCGCTCTTGTAGATCTGGAATGTCTTCTCGTCCGCCTCGGCCTTCGCTTGCGTCTGCTGCTCCTGCGCCTGCAGCTGTTCCAGCCGGGTCAGCGTCTCCGGCACGCGCGGCTCCTGTCCTTCGTCCACTGCTGCCTGCTGCTCCTTCGCAACCTCGCGCAGCGTGTCCTCCACGGCCTTCTGCGTCACCTCGCCGCCTTCATCCACGGTCTGCTGCAGCTCCTCGGCCAGCTGGTGCGCCCGTGTTCCTTCCTCCTGCGCCATGCCATAGTCGATGACGTCCTGCACTTCGCCCGCCTCGATGACTGCTCTGGCCGTCTGCGTTACGTTTGCTTCCAAAATCACGCGGTTCACGCCCGCATACGTCCCGGACATGGCAAGGCCGGACAGGCCGCCCGCAAGGAACGAAAGGCTGTCTTCTTTTGCGAAGTCTCCAACCATCGCCGCCAGCGCCTGCGCAGGCGTCTTGCCGTCCGCAATGTAAGCCGCGTAGGCAGACATGACCTCACCCCGGTCATGCTTCGCTACCACATCATACGCGCGGTTGAGCCAGTTGGACGCGATTTCTTCCGCGCCTTCCGACGCAAACGACCGCAGCGCCTTCTTCCACACGGCCTTTCCGCTCAGCATGTTCTCGATGATATCGCCCACGGAGTATTTTTCCGTAATGCCCTCGATTGCGCCCTCGACAATGCCGTCGATCAAGGCTTCCTGATTGGACTTCCCGTTCTGGATCCCCTCATACACGGAGTCTGCCGCAACCTGCGAGCCCATCACCCAGTTCATCGTCTCCGCGACCGCGTCCTTCGCCCCCGCACCGGCCACGCCGCCGAAGGTTCCCACGAGCCCCGTCGAGACCGCCATGTTGACCGCGCTGTCCAGTGCCGACGTGCCCGCCTGATACAGAAACTGCCCCGTCGGGTTCATCCCCTGCATCACGCTCCCCCGGATCCCGGAGGAAAGCCGCGTCGCATTGTATGCCGGGCTGTATACGTTCGTCGGCATATCCTCGTTCTGATATCCGCCCGCCCAGCTTGGCAGCACGCCGCGCAGCGATTCCAGATTGCCCAGCGCCTTCCCCGGTGCCAGCGCCGCAGAGAACAGCGTGCCGCCCACCGGCGACCGCTGTCCGATCTCCTGTGCCGCCGCATCGAGCTTCTGCGCGTTCTCATAGTCGTCGAGCACCTTCTGCCATTCCGCGAGCTGCTTCAGCTTCTCGTCGTCATAGCCCTTCTCGTTCAGTGCCTTCTTCGCGTCGTATTTTGCATACGCCCGCACCTGATACCCGTTCAGTTCCTTCCCGCGGTACTGCCGGAGCAGATTCTGGTCTTCCTCGCTCAGGTCTCCGATCGCCTCCTGCGCCCTGGCCAGCACGCTCTGGCTGTCGACCTGTGCCTTTCGTTTCTGCAGCGCGTCGATCTCGTTCTGCAGCTGCGTCACGCTCTTTCCGTTCTCAGACAGACCCGTCCCGGAAAAATGCGTGTCCGCCTGCTCGACCTCGCGGTTGTAAATCTCTCCTTCAAGCAGCTTCGACGTCCGCCGCATCCCGCGCACCTGGTCCCGCTCCACGGTCTTCATCGCCCGTGCCCGCGCGATTGCCTTGTTTACATCATCCTTCTGGCTTTTGACTGATGGGCGGAACGTCAGCGCCGCGCTCTGCTGCTGCAGTGCCATCAGCCCAAGCTGCCGCCCCTGCGCCGCCTCCACGCCGCGCAAATAATTCTGGTATGAGCCATACTGTGTCTGCATCGCGGAAGACCGGCTGTATTCCTGCTGCGATACCTTCCCGCTGATTGCCGCCCCCGCACTCTCCGCCTTTTTCTGCCCGCTCTCGCCATCTCTGGAATAAAGCTGCACAGCGGCGCGATACGCCTCAAACGCCGCCTGCCGTCTGCGCATTTCCTCGTTCCCGTTCTGTACGCCCGATACAAAATCCGCCCGGTTCATAAGACCGCCGGAAGAACCAGCCGCTTTCGACTGGTTCTTCTCGATGCCGTTCATAAATTTCTTCTTCGAGATAAGGCTCATTCCGCCCTCCTTATTTTTTGCTCTTTGAGACCTTCGCCTGCTTATAGCTGACGCCGCTGTCGATCTTTTGCCCCGTGCGCTCCCAGATCAGATTTGCGAGGTTGTTCCACTGCTGCTTACTCATCTGGCTTCTCGCATTCACAGCTTCGTCATAGGCCCGCTCCGTCTTCCCCTGCGCAAGCAGCGTCGAGATCGTCTGCATCACGCCCCTGTAGCTCGCATCCAGCATCGCCACATTTTCTTCCCGGTTCCCGTATCCGTTAATGAGGTTCAGCCCCACGGAGCGGCTTCCGCCGCCTCCGCCGCCGGATTTCTTCGCTGCCGCCTGCTCCGCCGCCAGCGCCTGCAGGTAGGCAGCGTTTTCGTTGTTGGCCTTCTGCGCCCAGTAGTTCAGCATCGTCTCCCACTGGCTCTGGTCCAGCGACCGCTCCGAGTTGTACGCGCTCCGCGCATCCGAAAGATCCGAATAATAATCGCTGACCGTATCCCGGTACCGGCCGTAGTCCGTGTCGTCCCGGCCCTTCACAAGGCTATACTGGTTGTAGAGATCCGTCCCTTCGTCCTGATACCGCTGGTATGCCTGCTGCTGCAGCTGCGGCACGATGTCGTTGAGGTTCTGCAGATACGCATTGTATGCCTGCTGGCCCACCTGCTCGCCGTAGGTTGAGCCATAGCCGCCCGTGAGTGCCGCCGCCTGCCCCATCGTGTCCTGCATGGCCAGCCGCCCGAGGCGCTGATACTGCTCCCGGTACTGCAGATACAGAGGGTCTGTCCCCATGTCATAGCTGAATTTCTTCCGGTTCCGGATCTGGTCATACAGGCTCGTCAGTTCATCGTCCCAGCGCGACTGATACGCGCCCGGCTTGCTGGCCTTGACCTGCTCCAGATACGCCAGCGCCGCCTGCACGCTGCCCGACGGCATATAGCCTCCCTCCAGTCCGTTCAGCTTGCTTCTCGTGTAGTCCGAAACACCGGACATGGTGTAGGGGCTGTTCCGGGTCTGGTAGCTTCCGCCATAGTTGCGCGTCGTCTGGTTCTTGTTTACCAGCTGCGACTGGTAGCTGCCGTCCGCGTTCACGCCCGTGATGCGGTACGTGCCGCCGCCGGTCACGACCTCGTCGCCGGCCGAAAGCCCCGCCGGTGCCCTGCCGCCCGACTCTACTCGATATACGCTCATAGTCTCACCGCCTTAAAGCTTGAAGTGTGTCGCGTACTGCTTCGGCATGTACGCCTGGTTGTAGGCGTTGAAATACCCCTGATAGTAGCTGTTGTATTTCGCCGCCTCGTTTGCATACTTCGTCGTCTCCCCGTTGGCGTCGCAGATCTTCATCCCCAGATACCAGCGGTAAATTTCATCATACGGCCACGGGATCAGCAGCTCCGTTTCCAGATCCACGTCCTCCCCATAGCCCGCGAACGGCTCCGGTTCCTTCTCGTGCTCGTGTGTACAGATGATATCCCGGTACACGATCCCGTCCAGCTCCGACAGCCACCGGACCTTATCCGGCGTCTCGTACTGGTTCGGCAGTAACCGGTTGACCGTCTCGATTGCTTCTCTGATTTTCATAGTCCCCTCCTTACCAAAAGAAGGGGCATTTCTGCCCCTTCCTCTGCTTCATGCCGTCATGGGCATTCACTTGTCAGTTGTCCGCCTGCGCGCGGCGGAAGGCTTCCTCCTCCGCCATCCGCGCGTTCATCAGGACTTCATACACCGGCAGCGGGACCTTCACGTCCTTGCCCTTCGGCACCATGAACGTCCGTCCGTTTACCGCCACAAAGCGGCTCTGCTCCTCGTTCTCCTGCCCGCGGGGCAGATAGATCGTCTTCATGACGTCCCACACGTCTTCCGGGTTTGCCTGTGCAGCCGCCGCAGCGGTCTTCTCAGTTGCCATTGTATGTGCTCCTTTCTCAGTTGGCTTCGTCCGTACCGGAGTATGCGCTGCAGCTCTCCACGCGAACCATGCGGTCCTCGTACAGCAGCTTCGCCGCCATCTCGGCCTTGTAGCCGACGGTCGAGAACTGGTTCAGCGGGCCGCCGATCTCGTCCTTGCCCTTGACGATCATCTCAAGATTGCCGCCCTCCGGGTCGATCATCTTGTATGCGTCCTTGCCGAGGAACAGCGTCGCGTACACGCTGTAGTAGACCGCCGTTCCTCCGCCAGACGCTGCAGTCTTGACCGGGCAGGTCGAGTTGTTGAAGATCTTCGCCTCCGTCGTCTCAACAAACCGGACGCCGTGCAGCTCGCCGATCTCACCCGAGAACAGCGGCGTGACGTCTGCATACTTGTGCGCCTCGACCCATGCGTCCGAGGACCGCAGGTCGTATGCGACCGACGGATGGATGATCGCGACATACTTGCCGTCGATCTTCGGAGCCTTCATTTTCTTCAGCGTCGTTACGGCCTTGTTGACCTCGTCCGGCGTCAGCTTCGCCGTCAGGTCGAGGCCCGCACGGCTGGTGACTGCCGTATGCGCGCCGCCCGTGCCGATCTTGTCGCAGTACTGCACGTTCGAGCCTGCCACGACCGCGTCGCGCACGCGCTTGTCGATGGACGTACCGGCGGAAGCGCCGAGCTCTTCGGTCGCACCCAGGATGACGTTGTCCAGCGCATGCAGCTCCAGCTGGTCGGAGACCGTCACATACAGGCCGATCTGCTTGATCGCGCCGGTCGTGCTGGTCTGGCCCATCTTCTGGCCGGTCGGGATGACGCCTTCGGTCAGCTCCTCCGCGTCCTTCAGCGTGTTCCACTTGCGCCACTCGACGGTCTTGCCGTGGTTGCGCGGCAGCGCCTGACGGCCTGCCAGCTGCGCATGCACGAGGTTCGGCCGTGCGTTCTCAAGCAGCTGCGTGTCGTAGAACGTCTTCATGGTCGGCGCGAGCGTGTCGTTGCCGCTGAATGCGGTCGTCTGACCGGTGCCTGCGTTTACATAGTTGCCGGTCGCGTTGACGAGCGTACCGGCGTCAGCAAAAAACTGAAATCCGACTTTGGATTTAAACATAGTTTCTTATCTCCTTTCTCAGGGGATCACTCGTTCCCCTCTTGCTGCGCGGCGGCGCATGTCCTCCACCTCCGCGCGTGACCAGTGTGTTTTCATTGGGACGTTCTCTCCGCCCGCAGCGCCGGAGCCGATCTCCTGCGGCCGCGCGCCCTGCGCCTGGATGGTCCGCATGACGTTCTCCCGCGCCTGGTTCGCCACCAGCTGCGCCTGTGCCTGTGCGATCTCCTGCTGGTGGATGACCTCATAGGCCGTCTTCGGCGGCACGCCCGCGCCCATGAGCCGTGCAAAATCCGGGTTCTGCATCTCGGTCTCAAAGTCCGCGCCGTACCGCGCCGTCACATCCCGGGCAAAGTCTGCCTGGATCCCGGCGAAGGCTTCTCGCATCTGGTACTCCTGCAGCTGCCGCCGCATGGCCGTATTCTCGGCCCTGCCGGCGTACTCCTTTTTGAGGGCGTCCGCCGACATGCCCTTTTCCATGGCCTCTGCGCTATAAAGCCGCTCGTCAGCGGAAAAGCGCTGTGCCAGTGCCGCGAAGTCCGTCTTCCGCGGGTCCGACGTGTCGATCCCATAGAGCGCGCCAAGCTGGTCAATGATCGGAGCCATGGCCTCCGCCTGCCCCTTGTACTGGTTCAGCCCGCGCACCCGCTGCTTGACAACCCTTTGCACAGCAGAGTCAAAGTCCTTCTTGAATCTTCCCTGAATCAGGCTGTCAAACGTTTCTTCCTGCTGCGTACCCTGTCCCTGAGCGTCGGGGATGTTGACCGGCTGCTGCTGCACCTGCGCCTGTGCGGCTGCCTCCTGCCCGCTCTGCTGACCGGCGGCTTCAGCTGCGTTCGTCTGAACGCTTACGCCCGTGAATTCGCCTTCCATGCTATAAATTCCTTTCTGGCGTTTATTCTAAAATCATCGTAGCACAAACTTTTCCCAACTTCACCCCACGCCAGTCAGAAATAATCCCGCCGGAACGGGCCGCCGCAATCGTCGGTTCTTATCCCGGCTGCGTGCTTTCTTCCGACTTTTTGCGCGCATTCTCCACGATCTTCGGCTCCTGCGTCTCGCCGGTGTTGATCTCCGGCTTCTCCGCTGCCGCGGTGCTCGCCTGCGGGACTGCCTGTCCGCCCTCCTGCAGGATCTGCTGCGCCAGTCCCTCACCCATGACCGGATCGTACCGGTCTGCCAACGCCAGCGCCAGCTGCTGCCACTCGATGAGCCGCTGCTGCAGGTCCGCGTTCTCCTGGATTTTCTGGATGATCGAGTCTTTCCCGTCGAAGTCCATCATGTCCAGTGTAGATAGCGCCTGGTCGACCATCTGCGGGTTGAAGAATCCCAGCTGGAAGAACTGCAGTGCCAGCTCGTTCTGCGCCATGGACGTGTACTCACTCGCCTTCTGCGCCGAGACCTCAATGTCGAAGACCGGCTGCCGCAGCCCATCCGGCTGCCCGTTCGCGCCGTAGAGCGTCTGCGGCTGCAAGCCCTGATTGCTGTACTGTACGAACTGCTCTGCCCCGCGCTGCCCGATGATCCGGAACTGCCGCGGCAGATCGTAGAACTGCCGGATCCGCTCAATGACCATCCGGATCATCCGCGCATACGCCCGGTATGCCGACTTCGTAGAATCCTTGCTGCTCCTGCCGGATGCCTCCTGCAAGGCCGCAATGGCCGAGGCTGCCGTCACGCCCGAGTTTGTCGCGCCGTTGTTGACATCCGTGTTTCCCGTCGTCCACTTGAGCTCTTCAATTTTGTTCTGCAAGATCGCAATGTAATTGCTGTTGAGCATGTTCACCTGGATCGGAACCAGACTGTCCTGCCCCAGATTCCCATCCACATGCACAAACGGCTTCGTCCAGTCCGCGAACTCCTGCTCGTTGACCGACCCGTCCGACCGCTTGAACCACCGAGGCGTCGTCGCCATGATCGCGTTCTTTACGATCGCCTGGTTCATCCGGTCGATCTGCTCCTGCGTCGACTTGCCGACGTCGATATAGCCGTATCCCGCTATGCTCCCCTCCACCGGGAACAGCGCGTCGACCACGAACGGGTATTCCCCGTCGTCATACAGCCCCGTCTCGGCCATGGGCCGCCCGGCCGGCTGCTGCACAATGCTCCCGTCCGGCAGCGTCAGCGTGTCATATTTCTGTTCCGTATCGTTCTCCGTCGACTGCAAAACCGTATCGCCCACCAGCTTTGCAAAGTGCAGCACCTGCCGTCCGTTCTGATATTTCTTGTAATACCAGTCCACCACCATTGACTTGTTGTCAAAGTTGATGACGTCGTCCGTGTTGTACTTCTGCTGGATCTGCGGATTGGAGTTGAGCTTTCCCCGCAGCTCCGGGTACTTCTCGACCAGCAGATCGTTGTCCACCATCTCCGTCAGGAAGATGTTCTTCGACTTCTGCAGATCCCGCACGCCCGGCTCCCAGAAAAAAGACAGAATATCCACCGGCTGCACCGAGATATCCCCGAGTCCATTCAGCTTCGAGGAATCCCACTTCACATGCCAGATGAGCGTCCCCTGCTTGAGTTTCGTCCACTGGCTGTCCGAATAGACCTCTTCAAAGTCGTTCTGTTCCAGGATGACCGGCAGCACCGAGGAAAGCTTCGCCGCCTCCTCCCGGTCGTCCGGTTCCCGCGGCCGGATCGCCGGGGCCGGATATGCCGCGATGGCATCCGCGTGCTTGCCCATGATGACGTTGAAGAGCCACGCCGATGTCCACTTGTCGTCCTCCTGGTTCCCCTTCTGGATCCTCTGCCAGCTGCGCATGCGCCACCAGTCCTCCGAAGCAATGACCCGCGCCTCCAGCGCACTCTTGCCCTGCCGGTATTTCTGCAGCGTGTCCATGGCCTTTCTGGCCTGCTCTTCGCCGATGGACTTCCGCGTCGTCAGCCCGCTCGCCGTGTCATTCTGCATTCTCGGCTGCATCTGCTCTGCCTGCATCCTCTGTGTCCTCCTTCCGCATATCTGCTGCCGTCAGCAGCTCGACCTCATGCCGGATTCCGTCCAGCACAAGCCCCACCACGACCGGCGGCAGCCCCGCCTGGTTGATGTCCATGATCAGCCGCTCCCGCAGCTGCACGATTGCCTTTGTGATGTTCATTTCAATCTCCTTCCGCCGCTATGGCCGCATTGCCTGAATCAGCTTGTTTACTCCGGCCTTCATGTTCAGCAGTATCCGTGCATAAATCGGGGCTCCTTTTTTGATGCTGTCATGCTTAACCCCATCATACATTGCTTGCCTCGCATCTTCATCGACATATAGCAGCCCTCCCCCTATCCCATTAAACGCCTGGCTGACAATGCTTGCCGTTATAGTATCCCCAGGCACAATTTTAGGAACAGTATCAGCCCGCACCCCTGTCAGCTCGCTCATAGCGATCAGCTTTTGATACAAGTCATTCATCGCAGCTGCGGTCAGATTCGACACATGCTGCCCAGCCTTGATTTTTTCATCATCATTGTCTGTCCACGCAAAATCTGAAACTTGAACGCGACGGACAAAGTAAAATCTTATCACGGAGCCGCCTTGTTGTATCCGGTTTAAATTGATGCTTTCGCCCTTGATCCAGCGATCCATCTGCCCTGCGCCTCTGCATATCATAAAAACATATGCCTTCCCATATGTTTTGTAGGCAAGCGTATCTGTGACCGCAATTTCTGTCCCCTCAATTTCTTCGGTCAACGTCGCCACCAGCGTTCCACCATTGTCGGTATAGCATTTTTCCGTATACGTCGCCATATCCTCACCCAAACACCGGCGTTGCGGTGCTGATCCCCTCGATGGACTTTGCATGGAAAATGATCTTCCCGCTTGCGAGCAGCTGGATCCACGCGCTTTCATCCTTGTTCTGCAGATACACAGAGCCCTTTGTCGACTTGATGCGCACCGCCGGGCCGGCCAGATTGACCGCATATTCCGCCGTGCTGGAGGACGTAAACTGCAGACTGCCCTCCGCGCCGCCGATCGTGCCGTTGGAGAAATTTGTGCCCGCGATCTCAAGACCGTTGCTGATGATGTTGATCTCATCCATGATCTGCTTGAGCTTCGTCTGGATGCTCGTACCGTCGAGCTTCAGATCCGTTGCGTTGATTGTTCCGCCGATCTCAGCCCCCGTGCACGTCAGCTTGCCGTTCGCGTCGACCTTGAATTTGTCCTTGATGGAAAGCCCGCTCGTGCCGAAGTACATGCTTGCGCTGCCCCCAAATTCGTTGGCCTTGCGGAAAATGCTGCTTTCCGAGATCGTCCACGGGCCGAACGTCGAGTCGGCTGCTGCCGTGATCTTCCCCGACAGCACCGCCCCCGCCGCCTCCAGCGTCCCAGATGGGAAATGCAGCTTCTTGTCGCTTAAATACGCGACCTCCTTCCCGTCCTGCCAGAAGCTCACCCGGTCCGGCGTCACCGTCACCAGCTCGTTCTTCGTCTGGTCGATGACCCGTTCGCCGCCGTCCGTCACCTTCGTCTCGATGTTCCCCACGCCCACGCCGTACACCGGCGTCACGTCGTTGTAATACAGCAGCCCCGTCTTGATATACTGCTGCGAATTCACGGAAAACGCATTGTTCACGCCTGCCGTGTAATCATACAGCTGTTTAATTCCGACGGAGTTTCCCTCGATCGTCAGCTGCGTCTTCTCAAGATACTTTCCAAAATCCGAGATTGCCACATAGCTGCCGGACAGCTTTGCTGACCACGTTTCCGAATTCGCCGCCGCGAAATCCGCCGTCTTGATGATGAGGGACTTTAAAGCCGCATAGCCGGAAAGCGTGGTCTTCTTCTCCGCCTCCGGCAGGCTGTCCGCGTCGATTGCCTGCGCGATCTCCGTCAGCGTCGCCTTCGCCGACCAGTCCGCCAGATTCAGTTGCTCCGTCACGCTGCACAGATACCTGCGCATGCTCTCCAGCTGCTCCTGCGTCGTCTTCCCCGCGATCGACGGGTATGCAAGTGTCAGACTACCCATGTTGCACCTCCCGTCTTACACATCGCTTCCTGCCTCCAGGACTCGCGCCAGACTGAACAGCTTCATCTCGCCCTTTCCTGTCAGCCGGAACTTCAGATGGTCGCACCGCGCGGGCCGGATCGGCAGCAGGAACGTCCGCAGCCCCCGGCCTTCAATGTGCCCGCAGTGCCGCCACACGCCGTCTGAATCATACTGCACCCAGAAATCGACGCTCGACCCCTTCGGCAGCTGCATGCGCAGATTGATGCGCGAGACGTATTTCTTCCCGACGAGTCCATACGTCATGATCCCCGTTTCCGCCATCCAGCCTACCGGGCCTTCCAGCGTCCCGACGCTGCCGTACACGGTTTTGAGCGTCCCGTCCTCAAGGAAATACAGTTCATCGTCCACCCGCGCAAAGTCCTCTGTGTGGGTGCTGTCCTCCTTGTGCCACAGGCCCTTTCGCGTGTCGTAGACGAACAGCGTCCAGTTGTGCGCCGCATCCTCCATGCTGATGAAGTATTTCCCGCGCACCCCGCCCGCGACGGCATTGTAATACAACTTTGTCCCGAAGCAGCTTCCGATTTCGCTCGGCAGACTCCCGTCGTACACGCAAACGCCCATCCGCGATTTGTAATACAGCCGGTCATCCACCACGACCAGGCTCTTGCTCGACCCATTCTGCACACCCGCGCATTTCTGCACGACCACCTGATGTGCCCCCGTCGCCGACGGATACACCCGATGGAAGCAGTCTTCCTTGAAGAAAATCGGACTGTCGGCCAGCGTCGCCGCGCCTGTCCACTTTCCGTCCGTGCCGCAGCTCGCGCGCCATGAATCCGTCGACACGCCCTGGTAGCACTCCCAGTTCTTAAAATCGCCCAGCTTGCAGCAGTAGATCTCATTGACGGTCTCTCCGTCCGCCACGCCGTACTTGCAGCCCCACAGCCGATTCCCGCTCTCGGTGATGAAGTCCATGCTTGGGACCTTCCGCGCCGTCTTCACGGTCCCGCTCGTCACCTTCGTCGTCTCGTCGACGAGGCCGACGATCACGAGGTAGCTCTCGCCCACATCGTAGAGGATCTGGCTGCCGTTGAGCTTCTCGACCTGCTCGTTTCCGGTCAGCCCCGAAAGCCGGATGCCGTCGTACTGCTTAAAGCCCTTCCCGATGCCGTTCGCGGAAAGCTTCAGATACACCGTCGGCACGGATACCCACTGGCTTGTTGCCTCTGCCCACTGCTTGAGCGTGTGGAGCTTGCCGGACGTGTCGAGCCAGTACTGCCCGTTCGACGGACTCTCCGGCTGGCTGGCCTGCGTGTAGCTGACCGTCAGCGCCGTCCCGTCGACGAGGCAAAGAGAAATTTCCACGTTCGTGCTCGATGCGTCGACCACATTCTCCTGCCCCATGTACCCGTTGTCGGAGTATTTTTCGGTGTTGAAGTAGATCCCGTCCGGGAAGATGCACAGATACGCGCCCATGGAAACGAGCTGCTTTTCTCCCGCCTTGATGCTGACAGACGGCATGTAGCTCTCCATGGAAGCGCCATTGATGTAAAGCACCTGATTCTGCACCCAGCACAGTGCATCCTTCGCCAAGATCCCCTGCACGCCATCGATCGCTTGCGCCGTCCCCCGCCTTGGCCGCAGCGCGAGCAGTGGGTACTCGTCCGCCGACAGATTCTCCATGTCGTAAAACTCCCCGTCCGCCAGCTCGAGGTTGTGGTTGTATCCGAGAAAGACCTCCGTCATCATGGTCTGCTTCTCAGTCTCCGTCAGTTGTGGTGCCAGCATGGCCTTACCTCCGTTTCATCATGTCCAGCGGATCAAACAGAACCGGCGGTGCTTCTGCCGGTACCGTCGGCTTGATTGGCCGCGACATGCACATATACCGCCATTCGTCCGCGCAGTGATCCTCCATTTTCGTATCCAGATCCTCCACCTTGTGCTCGTCATACATGAGCATCGGGATCGTCCGGATAAACGCTTTGCACCCTGCAAATACATACATGCTCGGGTATCCATCCGGGTCAAACTGTAGCCGGTAGTGGCACTGCATCCACCCCGCAATGCGCTCGTTGTCTCCCGGTGAAAAATATACACCGTATTTCGCTGCGGTCTGCATGATGCTCTCTCCGCGATCCGCCGCCCAGCACGCCGGGTCGGCGACGCCGATGATGTTCTTCCCTTTGAGCCACGCATGCGTCCGCTCGATCCTGCTGATCTCCGCAAACTGCTTGTCCGGGTTCCACTTGACGCCCTCGTTCGGTGTCTTCGTGCATCCGTAAAGCTCCAGGATGCGATAGATCACGCCGTCATAGTCGACCGCCCACCACGCACAGGAAAACGGCTTGCCGTAGCCAAAGTCATAGCTCCTGCAGATCGTCCACCCGTCCGGGATCTCAAACGGCTCAATGACATGCGTCCAGCGCCGGTCTTTGTAGTGTTCCGGATCGTCCCGGAAGTCCTCAAAGAATTGCCCTTCGTAGACGTCCCACCTGCCATACAGCCATGCCTCGCGCAGCTTTGGCGGCAGTGTTTCGAGCTGCTCGATATACTCCGGCTGGATCTGCATCAGGACTTTGTTGTCCTGCACCAGCGCCTGAATGAAGCTGTAGTTTTCCGGCTTCTCTTTGTCCTCAAATCTGCGGTCAATGAACAGGCGCTTGAAATACGCATGTGCCGGGCCACCCGGGTTCAGCGTGTAGTACGTCCGCTTTGGAAACGGATTCGTGCCGCGCACGCAGGCGTTGATCTGGTCGATCCACTCCTTTTGCAGCTGCCCGGCCTCGTCAATGAACAGCACGTCGTATTCCGCGCCCTGGTATTGCCCCAGATCTCCCGCGTTGTCGCAGTAACCGAACGTGATCGTCGATCCGTTTGGGAACCGGAAGGTCTTGTCGGTGGTGTTGTACTTCGCGATCCCCGCCAGCTCTTTTTTCAGCGGCTCGATGTGGTTGTTCCGGAGCTCAGGCATCGCGCGCCTGACGATCAGAACCTTGATCCCTGCGAAGTGCAGTGCCAGCAGCTTCGCCTTCGTCCGCACAGCCCAGCTTTTCCCTCCGCCGCGCGCACCGCCATAGGCCACATGCCGGTGATGATCCAGCAGAAACAGCTTTTGCTTTTCGTTCGGTTCCCCGAAGCAGCGCTTTTTCATCCCGCGTAAGTCTCCGCTTCTGCGTCCATGACGATTCTCTGGCTTTCGTCCTTTTTCTCGCTCTCTGTATCCCGTCTGTAGCGGAACCCATACTCCAGCACAAACTGTGCGCCTCTCTGGGACTCCCGATCAAACAATTTCTCCGCCGTATATTGTTCCACGCGCGTCTGCGCGCGCGAAATCGAGTCCAGAAATTCTTTCTTTGCCTTGTAGTCATACAGACTCTGCTTGCTGGAAAACCCCAGCGCCAGCGCAAGCCCCGGGATCGTCGGTGTCCTCCGCCCGACCCAGATCGGTGTCCCGTCCTTCTGGTTGAAAACGATCCTTCCGTCCTTGTCCCGCAGGATCTCTCCCTTGCAGCTCTCGAAATACGCCTCGATCTTCTCCTCCAGCTGCTCCACGGACTCATATCTCGGTTTCCTTGCCACGGCTCACGCCCCCCTTTCTGCTTTTCAGCATAGCGTATCCGGAAAATCTTTTCACCCCACGCACGCAGAATGAGCGCATACGGCGTTCCGCATGCGCTTCGGCTCTCATTCTGTTCTTTCGTAGTATCGGAGCTTCGCCGCCGCGATGCTGCACCGTACGTAGTCAAAGCTGGCGCAGTATCGCGTGATGTAGTCTGACGTCTCCCGCCGCTCGGGGAATACGAGCACGCATTCTCCCTCGCAGCGGATCGTCTTTTTCCCGGCTGCCTGCCAGAATGGGCAGATATACTCCCTGTGCCAGTAGTCGCTCGTCTCTATCACCCTTTCGTTCTAAAACTCAACACATTTACAAGGCTTAAAGAAGGCGGCTCCCGGTCCGCTTATGTGTCTCGTTTTTGGGATCCCATACATATTTGAAATATAGAAATCCATACTGCGTGGCTCTGGACTCGACGAGGATGTAGCCGCGCGGGGCGACTGGCGGGCGCGTCGGGCTGTAGTCCCGGACCGCCTCGGTCGCTGGCTCCGGCTCCGGCCGGGCGCAGTTGCGACTGGCCTTGTACCGGTGGCCGCCGAACTCCTTGCGCCAGTGGCCGTGCAGGTAGTTGGCCAACGCCGTGTAGTCCTGCCCGTGGTCGACCTTATTTCCGTTCTCATCCAGATAGTAGTTGTGCTTCCGCAGTGGCTTGCAGTCGATGACGCTGCCGAGGCCCCAGAGCCTACCCAGCTCATCGGCAGGAATGCCGTCCGTGATCAGGTGCAGGTGGAAGCGGTTGGTCGACTTGCCCCGGCCGTAGACGATGACGATCTTCGCGTCCGGGTAGCGGTAGGCCATGCGTCGGTAAAAATTATCCCGGATCCGGCGCATCTCCTGCGCGGTATGTACCTCATGCTCTGGGTCGAGCGTTAGTGTGGAGTAATAGCTCGACGGGGAGAAGTTGGCGTTGACCAGCGCCACGAACTTTGCAGCCGAGATCCTGGTGTTGAATTCCTCGCGTTCTTCCTGCGACTGGAACCGCGGCTTCTTCGGCCGGCTGGTCTTCGGATCCGCGCCATCGGACACGGTATAAACGATCTGCGTACATACCGCCCCGGTAAATAACCGGCGCTTGTGTCGTTTTGCCATAGTCTCAACCCCTTTGTCCATTCTGCCCGCTCAAAGCGTGGCCGGAAATTCCGGCCATGCGTTCAGCGGATAGCGTCTTCCAATTTCTTTATCGCCGCGTCAAGCTTGCGCTTCTTGTCGCGCAGCTCGAAAAATACCAGCACGCCCAGCGCAATCCACTCCAACGCGGCAGCGAGGCTCAGAATCTCAATGATCATCCCTGTGCCGCCTCCATTTCCTTGCGCTCCTGCATAAAACCGTGCAAGAACAGTTCCAGCAGCGCGGCGGCACGGTTGCACAGATTTGTGAAATCCTTCTTGCTGATCCGCAGCTTGCCGCTCGTAACAACTTCAGTCTCCGGGCGGCCAATAATCTGAATCGTCGGATTTGGCACCAGTTTCTTTTGACCGTCCTCCACTATGAAAAGCGGCGGCGTGGACTGCTCCATGACGATGCACGGCGGGTATGCCTCGCCCCGGAAACTGGTATCCCAGTTCAGCTTTTCATAATAGGCAACAAAATTGTCGAGGTCGTGCGCGAACGCGCCCATGATTTCTGCCATTTTGATCTCCTTTCACACTTCCACGCACTCATCGGCGCGGATATTGATGCGTTTGCCGCCGGACTGGATCACATAGCCGTACCGCTTTGTGCTTGTTGGCGGGCTGTATCTTTCCGCCGGGTAGATCTGCCCGACGACCGGGCTCAGCTCCGGATAGACCGCGACCGGCTTTGTGATGCGGATGTTTACCCGGCTGTGCGGCAGGCGGAGCTCGCCGTTTTCGGCGCGCATGCGCTCTCCGCATTGTATGTGTCTTTCGGCCCGCACTGCTTTGATGTTTGCGTTCCTGCATTTCGGTGAGCAGCACGGCTTGTATGTTCTGTACTGCCGCAGATAGCTCGGCGTCCGGTAAAATTCCTTCCCGCACTGCGGGCAGATCAGCTTGACTAATTCCTGCTTCATGATGTTCATCCTTTCGTCTGGGGGCCGGTATTCCGGCCCCCGTAGGCAGGACGGGCTTTCACCGTCTGCGCACCGGCGCGCCGCGCTCGCTTGTCAAACGCTGCGCATTTCCGGGCGAGCCGCCCTTGACTGCCGTCAGGCGGCTTATAAAGAAGGAGGCAAGCGATGCACGGAGGCTATGCGAGACCCCCGTGTGGGGTAACGTTGACGGTTTCTGTTCGCGCGCACGTTCCACACGCGCTTTTTCTCCCCGGCGCGCGGAGCTTGAGGGAGTGTTCCGTGCGCCGGGTGCAAAGCCAGGGTGGTCCTCCCGCAGCCGTCTCAAGGCAAAGCGGCTGCGGCATATGTCCAAAAAATAAGGTTCCCCGGCTGATTGCCTATTCCTTGGTGCTGATATCCTTGTGCAGCAGGCCGTCCTCGCTCTTTTTGAACGGCAGCGCCTTGCGCCGCGCCTGCTCCTCCGGATTCCAGCCGCACCGTTCGCAGAAATCCGGTGCGAGTTTTGCGTACTGGCAGGCGTTTCCGCCTTTCGGCAGGCCGCACCCTGCGTGCGGGCTGCTCTCGTTTTTTTCTTCCGGCATGTTTAAATCTCCTGTATGTCGATCCCAAATTTTGACCGCATGAATTTCCGGTTGCGCAGATACTCCTTTGTCCGCGTCGGCTTGGACTTCACATCCTCGATGACGAGCTTGCCGCCGAATTTGTACGAAAAGTCCGCCGTGTACCGCACTGCGCGGATGCGCTCGCCAGTCTCGGTGATGTAACTCTCCTGCAATGTAAACTGCGGTTGGAGCCGCAGATCGGAGATAATGCCAGCCCGGAGCATCACCATCAGCTCGTCATAGCGCCGGGCTTCCTTGCGGCTGTCGAACCGGATCCCGGCCCGCTCGGCGGGTGCGTTGTGGTACTTGGCCGCGCTCTGCTGCGCCCGCGCCTCCGGGAGCACCTGCCGCGCGTAAGCCTCCCGCATCCTCGGCGGCATGTCCGCCATCGATTCAAACCGCAGCCCGCTCATTCGGTCGCGCCTCCCGTATTTGTCTGATATTCTCCGTAGCTGCAAGAATCACTCTCGGTTGGGCAATACATGCCGTGCTCCTCAGAGCAGATGACAATACCGTTTGCGTCGGTTCGCATCTTGTGTTTGCAGTCCTTGCACCGCACCACCTCCGCAACGTCGGCGGCGGGCAAACTCGAAATCTCGCTTGCAATGCAATCTGCCAGTCCGGTATGCCGTCCCAATACAGAGCCGTTTGCAAGCCCGTACTTTTCGGCGATTTTAACCGCATCTGTGCGCTTGATGTAATCGTCAGGCATTTTCTCTCTTCCTCCTCTTCTTCCGACACTCCGGGCAAAACCATCCACGTTTCCCAACGCTCCAACCATCGCTTCTCGCAATCCTTGCAGCAGTAGATTGTGAAACCGTGTGGTTTACCCAGTTATATGTGGCTCCGCACGTATCGCAAGAAAAATAAACGTTATACGCCATCCTTCTTGCCATCCATTTCCTGCATCGCCCGCTCGACCTCTCCAATGTCAAAAAGCCCCACTTTCTGCCCGCTTGGCGTATTCTGTCCATGCGCATACGCCGTCAAGTAGATATTCCAGTGATCCGGTCTGTAAGAAACTCCGTCCCGCGCAATATCAATGCTAGAATATCCCTTGCACGGCAGCACAACCACGCGCCCGTCCTTGTCGGCCTCGGCAAGCTCTACAAGCCTGCTGATTGGCGTATTGTTGAGCGTTTCGAGATCAACCATGTGCTTTGCGGCCAGCGCAAGCTTAACCGTTTCTACTGCTTCCGGTTCAAGCCCCGTGTCCTCGTAGGCTTTCAGCCGTCCGTACAGATCGCGGGCCATCTTGCGGAAAATATCCTTGCCAAAGCCGTTGCTCGTTGGGCCGTTGATCATCACGTTGAGCGTGCTGTCCCGGCTCTGCTTCCAGTCGATTTCCTTGCCGCCGATCGCGGCGTGCAGAAATCGGTCGGTATCCGGGTTTACGTTGATATTAGGACTTGTCAGTCGTTCCATGTCTCTTCCTCCACATACCGCCAGCTCTGCGGCGGGCGGGTGATTGGCTTGGGTTTTACCTTGAGCGCTACCTCTACCTCATTTGGCACAGCGTAAAATTCCCGCAGTTCGCGCGGGGTGTCGTAAATCCTGAGGTTGGAGATGTGCCAGCCGTACAATCCATTTGCGCCGTTTGCGTATTTTCGCATTTCCGCAGCAGACAAACACGTGTGTAAAACATCATCCTCGTCCAGCCAAAACCTGCTGTTTGAAAAAAGGTTCGTTACTCTGTTGCAGGTAAACTCTCCGATAATCTTGCCATTCCCCCGATATGCTCCGCCGCATTTAGCAGCCTTGAAAACATCCGCTATTTTATCAGGATGGAGAGACCGTTCCCTTTCCTTCAAAATCCAAAGCATATCAGCGCTCTGCGTGCAGTAGATATAGCACTTAAACGGCGTATCCATCTTCGGGCGCGTCTTGCGCACCTCGATCGTTTTCTGCCCGTTCACAATCTTCTGACACCACTCCGGGCGGATGCTGATCAAAACAGCTTTACTCATGCTTGTCTCCTTCCTCCGGCGCTTCCGGCGCTCCTCGTAATATATCTGCAAACTTCGGCGCTTCCGGCAGCGGTATCCAGTGGGTGACTATACTGCCCAGGCAGTCCCGCATAGCTATTCCGTCATATCTTCTCCATGTATCCGCGCTTGTGCGGTACGCCTCTCCGACAAATACGCCGTCCGTAGCAAGGACGCGTTTTCCCGGCTCCGGCCTCCGTTCCTCCACACTGATCCACTGCGGCACCTTCTCCCGCAGCGCCGCGTTCTCGGCGGTCAGGCGCTCGATCACGTTAGCTGCCGCAATGCTTTTAACCGTCTCGTAGCACTCACAGCCAGTGGCGCTACTCTGCGCCATCGGCTCGCCGCATTGTCTGGAGCACGCCCAATAATGGATGCACTCTTCACAGGCTCTTTCAAGATTTTCTTTAGGTGGCATGTTTTATTCCTCCATTCCTTCAAGAACCATTTGCCCCGGCAAAACGCCATCCTCCATCCACCAGTGCATCACATCCTCACCTGTTTGCCAGTCGCAGGGCAGCCCCCGCGTCTGCCGTTCTGCAAGCATCCTGTCAAACGCCCGGACATACGCCGCCTTGATCTTCGGATAGCGCGAGAACTCCGTGTTTCTGTGTTTCCTTGCCATTGGGCACCCGATGCACCCCACGCGCTTCCATCCGCATTCATACAGCGGATTCATGCAGATTTCTTCCTCTTTCGCGTACCCCCAAACGTCAGCGTCCGTCCAGTCAATGATTGGATTTACAATCCGCTTCCCTTTGAGCTGGCAATTCTCCATCATCCTGCGGCTTTCGTCGTTGTCGTTCATCAGTGTTAGGCGTTTTGATATATCCCAATGCAAAACTTCCAGTGCACCGCGGCTCTTCCGTTTCACTGATTCTGCCCAGCGCACACCGGTTGCAATAAATCTGCTTCCTGCGCCGCCCTCTTTAAGTTCCGAGCAACAGTACCTCATCAAACGTGTCGGCGGCATGAGCTTTCTCGGGATCAGATTCCACATCGTCACGTTCCCGCCGTCCGGCGTCCGGTGCGTATCGATGTCGCATTTTACGCCAGCCAGCTCCAAGCGCCGGAAGGTGTCTCGGACGTGCCAGACGGTCTCCGGCGCGTCCGCCGTGGTCAGCGAGTGCAAAACCTCATACTGGATACCGGCTTTGCCCGCCAGATGCAAAAGCACGTCCGAGTCCTTGCCGCCCGAGTAGGTAATCACAAGCGGCTGCTTGTATACCCGCAGGGACATTTCAGCTGCAAACCGCAGCCGCTCAATCGCGGTTCGCTCTACGTCCATCGGTTCAGCTCCTCCATCAATGCCTTAAAAATCGGGTATGCCTGCTGCGGCACTACGGCGTTCCCGAGGCATTTAAGTCTGTCCACCCTGGCGGGAATCCCATGAGCCACTCTACCCACGTCGGGTTCAGCTGCCCAGCAACGTCCGTCCGCAAGCTCCTGTGATTGTCCCCACCGTGCGTCCCCTGCGCATCCGCTGCACATGGCGTCGTAAACAGCTTCACTGCATTCGCCAGCTGGCACACGTGATGGTTGTTCCCCGGCGTCTTCGGCTGCGTCAGGTGTTTCAGGCTGTTTGCGCCCTTGCAGTCCCGAGCCGTCGGCGTCGGCCACAGGCTCTTCCCCTCCTGTACAGCTACCCAGTCCCGCAGGTTGCACGGCTGCTTCCGTCCTGGGCGCGATACCGTCATTTCCTTCTTCAGCGCTTCCGACGATTTCGGTGGAAGCGCATCCATCGTGTTCGGCGTCGGTCGCAACGAAAAACACTCTCGATCTCCTGTGCCAAGCTCCGACAGCCGCAGCCTCAAAATTAAACACGACGACGTGATAGCCAGCACGCTCCAGATCCTTGACCACCTGCCCGGCGGCAATCTTGATGATTCCAGGAACGTTCTCACCGACAACGCAACGCGGGCGCAGCTCGGTGATAACTCGGAGCATCTCCGGCCAGAGGTATCGATCATCCCCTTTGCCCTTTTGCTTTCCAGCCACGGAGAAGGGCTGGCATGGGAATCCGCCGGAAATAACGTCAACTGTTCGTAGGCCTGTCCGCTCATAAAAACTCTCCTTTGTCAGCGTCCGGACATCACGCCAGCGCGGCACGTCCGGCCAGTGCTTTTCCAGCACCTTCGTCGGGTAATCGGCAAACTCACACTGCCCGACGGTCGTAAATCCGGCCCACTCGGCAGCCAGATCAAGTCCGCCGATCCCGGAAAACAGGCTCAGATGCGTCAGCATTTTGTTTCCTTCCCCGTCGGCGTAAGCTTGGCCAGCATGATCTGGCCGAGATCCGCAACGTACACCAGCCGCCCGCGGCTGTACACCATCAGCTTGTCGCCCTGGATCTCCATGCGGTCGGCCTCGATGTTCGTGATATCCTGGCAGGCGTCACACACAAACCTCATACCAGCGCCCCCGGCCTGTTGTCCGGCTGGTATCCAAGCTTGGCCACGCTGGCCGACTGGTGGTATTCCGGCCGCTTGAAGCTGTAGCCCCAGCGCTTGGCCGCCCAGAACAGGGCCGCCGTTTCATCCGCCGCGTGTACCGTCAGCTGGCGGCCTGCGTAGTTCACCACGAAATAATGCTTGCCGGTATATCCCGGCTGCTCGACGATATCCGCGCGCCTCGCGGGACGCTCGCCCGGGTAGTCGATGCTATTTTGCCGCATAGCTCTTGCCCCTCCTGTCTTTGTTTGCCGCCCGCTCAAACTGCCGGGCGGCGGCTCTGTCTGGTTCCAGACTGAGTTTGTCCTTGTGATTGACGTCGTAAATGTAATTCCGGATGCTCTCATAGAGCGTCCAGCTGCAGCAGCGTGCGCTGCATCCGGCCTCGCGTCCCGGGCAGTCCTTCGCGCACGGCGGCGGGATCTGCCGCATGCGCGGCGCGTAGATCTGCGCCGTCATGTGGCTTCGTCCTGCACGCACTGGAGCCAGTACGCCAGCTTTTGCAGCCGCGTCTCCTGTTTGAGCAGTTCGTCGGTTGTCTCATGATCGATGCGCGGCATTTCGCACAGGAGCGCCCGATCATTCTTGAGATCGTCCGCGTAGGCGTTCACCGCCTCGATCACGTCCGCCAGCTGGTCAGGGCGGAAGCTGACCGGGATCTTTTGCTCCGTCACAGCCAGATCCCCGTCAAAAACGTCGTCAGCGACACGCCGCCGAGGACGGCGGCGATCTCCGCCGCGCGGGCGCAGCCTGCAATGATGCACAGCGCGAACGCCACGCCCGACAGCCAGCAGCACCCAAGCCGCGCCAGCCGCCGCATGGCCTTGCGCATCTGGTATGCCTCCCGGAGCCGCGCCTGCCGCTCCTCGGTCGATTCCTCCGGCTCATACCCGAGCCGCTCTGCAAGATTGGTTCTCATTTCTTCTCCTCCGTTCCGTCCTGTACACTGTCCGCCGCCTTGATCTTTTCCAGCACCAACTCGATATTCCTGCGCTCCTTCTCAATGCTCTCGAGCTCTTTCCCAATGGCGTCCCGCCTTGCTTCGCTGCCCGGCTCTCCCTCTTTGAGACGGAACGCATCCGCATCCATCCGGATCATGTTCCTTTCGAGTATCCACTTGAGATGTAGCCATTCAGCCGTTGTCAGAAGCAGCTTTTTCATGCTTTCGCTTCCTGCATCCGCCTGACGAGCCGCGCCAGACGGGCGTTTTGTGTAATGAGCTTCTGCGCGTCCATGTCCATCCCCTTGCGCTTCAGCCCGCCGATGATCTGCGCTGCCTGGCACTCGCAGACCATCGCCGCTTCGATCAGATCGTGCAGCTCCTGCGCATCCAGCGTCAGGGTGTAGGTCTTTACCTTCGCCATAATATCGACTCCTATGTACGCGCCTTGCGGCGCGTTTAATTGCTGGCCGCGGGCAGACGCCCTTCGGCTGCGGCCCGCTCGAGGATCTGCCACGCCACGCGGCGGGCAGCCTGCCGGTTGGCCTCCTTCTGCTCCGGCGTCAGCCGGCGCAGGTAGTTGTCCGCGATATACGCCGTGCAGTTTGGGAAATGATACTCGGCCACGATGTGCGGCTCTTCGTCCGCGATCGGGTCATACGGCTTTCTCATGGTTCAGCCTCCTTTCGGCGCTAGTTTTTCCATATTTTGCAGATTTACGCTGGCTGTTCTTTCTTCTCGCTCTTCGCAGGCTGCACCATAGCAGCCATGCCCTGCATAAAGATCAGCGCCTTCTCACGCATTTCCGGCGTAAGCTTGTTGATTTCCGCCGAGATCTTCTCGGCCTGCTGCTTCTGTTCCTCTGACATTGATCTCACCTCGCTATTGTCAATCGTCCCTGCGCTGTGCTATCCTTTATCTGAAAGGAGGTGTCAGCACAGTGGATAATTACTTCATTCTCACGCCCGACGAGCGCCAGATTGCGCTTGCCTACGCGCAGGCCCGCTTCTCGGAGTGGCTTTCGCAGAACCACTCCGAGAAGGATTTCCCGCGCCGCAGATCAGCGTTCTACGCTTGCCTTGACGAAGGCGTCACGGTTGCCCTTGACTTCCGCCAGCGTAATGGCATGTAGATCCTTCGTCGCATTGATCCATTCCCAGATATAAGTTGTGGCAAACTCGAAGTCTTCTTCCGTTGCCCCCAGCTCTGCGGCTGCTTCCATCAGCCGCAGAGCCAGTTTGTGCCCGCTCGGGTTCTGGTTTTTCTTCAGTTCCTCGTATCGCTTCAAGGATTCCGTCGGTTCTGTAAACTGCATTGATCTCACCTCGCTCGGTTTCGTGTTTTCTTTACCTAGGCACATCATATATTGCCCTGAGCAATTTGTCAAGCATTTTTTGTCTGGGTAAAAGTTTTTATTGACTTTCCATTCTCGGTGTGCTAACCTGTCAGCAGAAAGAAGGTGAACCCATGGAGACAATCAACGAACGAATTGCGTTCCTTATCTCCGACCTTGGGATATCCAAGACCAAGTTTGCAGAACGTCTGAACATTTCCCCCTCGTTTGTAACCAGAATTTGTGCTGGTGATAAAATCCCCAGCGACCGCACTTCTTCTGATATCTGCCGGGAATTCAACGTGTCTCTGGCCTGGTTGGAGGACGGTGTCGGGGAAATGTATGTCCAGCGCAGTGCAAACGAGGAACTTGCCCTGCTGGTCACAGATATCATGTCCGACGCGGACGACTCCTTCCGTAAACGCTTCCTCTCCCTCCTGATGGCCCTACCCCCGGAAGACTGGATCAAAATCGAGCATTTTGTTGACAGTCTTCAAAAAAATAATTCGTCGAAAGACACAAAAAACGCCGAGGACGCTTGACTGTCCTTGGCGTTTTCTGTATTTTGGAAAGGGGGGTTGTATATTATGTCGGAATCCACATACTCAAAAGCAATGACGCTATGCGGATATATCTTTTATTGCATTCACAAGCTCGAAGATGACATTGAAAAGGAACCTGTCGTATCAAACGCAATGCCGATTCTTTCCGCCGCATTCTTTGCTCCGCTGTCATTTACTGTCCTTCGACCAGACACTGCTATCTCAAATGACTTTTGTGATTGCGTCGCTGCTCGTCTCTGCACCAAGCGCCCATCCCCGATAATGGACTTGTTCTTTACCTGCGCCGCTGACTTTGTTGGGTGCTATGGGGGCACTCTCTCATTTGAAAACAGTCTGGACTATTCGCTGTATCTTGCTTTCGATTCCGTCTACGACATTTCCAGCGACGAATGGTTTGATAAATACAGAAATCCCGTTCTCCGTGTCGCTCATTCCATTTTGGTTTTTGCTGACGATCTTGTTAAACGGGACGCTCCTTCTCCCCCTCCTGCCCCAGCCCAGGAGACCAAGGTTCACACACATTCAACCCGCACCGTGTATTGGATTGCCATCATAGCGGTCGTTGTCGCTGTTGTTGCCATTATTATCGCCGTCTCCGCATCTCATTCAGTCAGCAATGCTCCATCCGCTGCGGCAGCTTCTTCAGCGGCGGCAACCGAACCCGTTTCTTCTCCTACCCCCGCAGAGCCTGAACCGGCGCCAGAGCCGCAGCCCGAAAAACTTTCTCTCCCGCGAAATGGCCGCCACTATCCCACATACGATTTCTCTGGCGACGCCCAATCCTCGATTTGTGTCCACGCGCCGTCCACCTCCAACTGCTTTGTGATCATCAAGCGTTCTTCGACTGGAAAGATCCTTGATCGTTTCTTCGTCCGTTCCGGCTCCACCGTTGATACATACTGCCCCAAAGGAACGCTCGATATCTACTTTACTTTCGGCGGCGATTGGTATGGTACAGATTTTCTCTTTGGTGAAGACACTCGTTGTCAGGTCGACCGTGAAATTGAATTCACCGAAACAATCGCTTATGAGTATACGCTCAACCCAGTGACCGACGGCAACTTGCATATGTCAGAAGTCAGCATAGACGAAGCGCTTTCTGATTGACACTCCCGCCGGAACGGTTTCTCGTTCCGGCGCTATAAAATTCTGTAGATTTCTCAAATTTTTGTGCATTTTTTCGTGCAACATTCCGGGTTTACATTTTGTCCGCCGCGGCATATACTATAGACACAGCGAAAGCTGCGAATCAAGCCTTTGGAATTGACCCCCCACGATCAGGGGAGTGCCAGATCCAAGGGCTTTTGATCGTTAGCTGTAACCCTTTCCCTGTCGAATAATTCCCCGCCGGAACGGTTTCCCGTTCCGGCGCTTATTTTATGATGTTCCGCAGGAATCGCAGGATGATTTTCAGCTGATCCAGTGTGGCCCGCTCTAAAATGTTTTCAATCTGTTCCATCGTCTTTTCCATTCCCGTCTCCATTTCTCCACAAAAACCGCGTTCTTTTTTTGTTAATCTTTGCCTCTTGTTCGCGCCTCCCGAAAGTTGTAAGATATAGGTAGGCGTTGCCCGCGCCGCTGGCCGAACAACGGCGCGGGCTTTTGCTTGCGCAGGCGACCGGGAGCCGTCTGTATCTGAAGCATGGCATACGCCGGTTGGGTTTGTAAACCTGTCGGTTTGGTTTTCAGCGTAGGTTTTTCTGAAATCTTACTGCCACAGGTGTGGTTTTTATATATGGAGGGATGGTTTTTGTCAGAAAAATTGTGGGAAACATGCCGCGAAGCAAAGGACACCATGCAGCCGCATAAGACGAATCAGGATATCGCTGACGAATCCGGCGTATCCGTCAATGCCGTCAGCCAATTCCTGCGCGGCGAGACTACGAAGCCGTACATTGATACCGTCGGCCCGATTTGCGCATCCCTCGGCGTATCAATGGATGAGCATTTCGGCGTCCTGCCTGCCGAGCCTGCCGAGCCTTCCGAGCCTTCCGATGCTGAAAAACTCCGCGCCGAGACCGCGGCCCTTCGTGCGCAGCTTGCCCAGCAGCAGAAGTCCCTGCACATGCACCGACTTGTGACGCTCATCCTCTTGGGTATTCTTTTGCTGTGCGCCCTTGCGCTTGTGGCCGACGCGCTCATCCCATCGATCGGCTGGATCCGCACATAAATAAAACCGCCCCGGCCCAGCGCCGGAGCGGTATCCGTATAACCTTTTGCCCTTGTGGTGAGAATCTGCCTATGAAATTTACATCTACCTGGAAAATCTCCGACCCGCTCGCGCAGTACATCATTTACCTGCGCAAGTCCCGGAAGGACATGGAGGCCGAAGCTCTCGGCCAGACCGACACGCTCAAGCGGCACCGGGCCGCGCTTTTGTCGCTGTCCGAAAGCCGCGGGCTGAACGTCGTGGAGATCTGCGAGGAAGTCGTGACCGGCGACTCCATTGCCGTCCGGCCGGAGGTGCAGAAGGTCCTGCAGCTCGTCGAGACCGGCAGCTATGCGGGTGTCCTCGTTATGGAGGTCGAGCGTCTGGCGCGCGGCGACACCATCGACCAGGGCATTATTGCGCAGACTTTCAAGTATTCCAATACAAAGATCGTTACCCCGAACAAAGTCTATGACCCAAACAACGAAATGGACGAGGAATACTTCGAGTTCGGTTTGTTCATGTCCCGGCGGGAATACAACACCATCAAACGCCGCCTGTCCCGCGGAAAGGAGGCGTCCTTGCGCGAGGGCAAATGGATCTCCGGCAAGACGCCCTTCGGCTGGTCGCGTGAGAAGCTGCCGAATGACAAGGGTTACAAGCTCGTCCCGCACCCGGAGCAGGCCCCCATCCTGCAACAGATCTACAGCTGGTACACCGGCGATGGCTGCGCGCGCATAGGTTCCTCTGCGATTGCCACGCGGCTGAATAATCTCGGCGTCAAAACGAATTCCGGCAACGCGTGGACGGCAAGCGCCGTTCTGGACACGCTGCGCAACCCGGCAAACGCCGGTTGGATCAAATCCGGCGGTAGGCCGGAGACGAAGCGTATCGTTGACGGCTCTGTCGTCGTCAGCCGCCCGCGCACCCGGCAGGAGGATTTGAATCTTTATAAGGGGCTGCACGACGGCCTGATTTCGCAGGAGCAGTACGACAAGGCCGTCGCGTTGAGCTATTCCAGCGGCTCCCCGCGCGGAAAGGGCGCATGGCAGACTATGACCAGCCTTGCCGGGCTTGTTCGCTGCGATCAGTGCGGGCGCGTCATGGTGCGCAGGCCGTCTTCCGGCGGGCGGCGCGATGCGTTCATGTGCCCTTCTCCCGATTGCCCGACTGTCAGCGCGTGGTATGAGGATGTCGAGGACGCCGTTCTCGACGCTCTGCGCGGCTGGCTGCATGAGCTTGAAGTCGGCGAAGCGGAGCGCAGCGACGAGCATTCGCTTTTGGATGCTCTCGCCGCTTCCATCAGCGCCGACCAGAAGCAGCTTGCCAAGCTGGAGGTGCAGGAGGCCCGCGCATACGAGTTTGTTGAGACCGGCGTTTACACGCCGGAGATTTTCCTTCAGCGTTCTCAGGCGCTCGCCGCAGATAAACAGGTGATCATTTCCCGCATTGAAGAGAACCAGCGTGCGCAGGACGAGATCACACGCGCCAAACAGGCCCGCGCCCGTCTCGCCCCCGCCGTCCGCCATGTGCTCGAAACTTACCCGCTTGCTGCAACGCCGCAGGATAAAAACGATCTGCTCAAAACCGTCCTGCAAAAAGTTCTTTACCACAAGCAATCTAAATCCTATTCCAAAGCAGGCAGCGATATGCGCGTGACGCTATATCCCCTTACCGATTGATTCCGTGCGTTCCACTATACTTCGCTATCTACTATTACACGGTACGCATGAATGCGTACCATTTAAATGTTGATTGCAAGCAAGCAACATTCCCTCTCCAGACCGGAGAGGGAATTTTTTATTTTACCACATGCTCATAGTATTCCATGAGCTTGCGCTCCGGCCCCGGGCCGTCTTTATCGAGCAGAAACGCCTTTGCCAGGGCGGCGTAGAATTCCGGGCGGTTGAGGCCGAACTCTACGGCGACGTGGTAGTAGTCCGAGTACATCATGTTCATGGTCACGCCCCACGCCCAGCGTGGGATATCGGTTTCCTGGACACCCATGCCGTCGGCGATGGCGCTGGTCTGATCCATCGACCAGTGCGGGCCGGTCGTGCCGTCGGCGTTGCGCATGGCTGCCGCCCACTGCATGGCGGTCGTGCGGTCAAACTCGACCGTCTCCGGCTCGTCGTGGTCCTCGAGCTTATCCAGCCGGCACAGCAGATCTGTGACTGCTGCGGCCTGCTCGACCGTACGCATGGACACCGGGCACTCCGCGATCTCCCGCAGCGCGGCGTGGAGTTTGTCTTTATACGCCTGCATGATAGCACCTCATGCGAGCTTGAGCAGCCCCGTGCAAAGCTCGATCACGGAGCCTGCCGCCGTGCTGTCGGTTGTCGCCACGAGCGTGAATGTGTGGTTGACGCAGCAGCAGCACCCGGAGAGTTCCAAGTCCGTCTCCGTGTGGATCTCCGCATTGCCAGAGGCCGGCAGTGTGATCCGTTTGAGTGTGCAGGGCAGTGCGACGCCGTCCATGTACCACTGCAGGGTCAGGACGCCCGCGGCCGTCGCCGCGATGACCGCGTCCGCGGCCAGATGGTACAGGCCGATCTTGACCGTATCATAGCTCTGCGGCTCGACCTGGATGGACGATCCGGAGTTGACGACCTTTGCCCCGGCCAGCGTCAGCACGTTTGCGCTGTCAGCCGCGAGCAGCTGGGGCGAGTTATTAAAATATCGGACGCAGGATTTTTGATACGCCCGATTTCCATTGCCGTTATTACAAGCCATTTTCATTACTCCTTCCGTTTGGGCTTATGTGAAGGGGCATTATGCCCCGGATAGCTATATCAGGATGGGTCCGCGTCAGCCGCCGCAGCCGCACGGATTGCAGGGCGGGTTCTGGTAGTACCGGCCCAGCTGGCCGAGGATGTACTGCGACTGCATGTAGTCGTTGTTCGCGGCTCTGCTCTGCGCGAGCTCGTCGCGCAGACGCTGGTTCTCCTGCTGCTGCAGGAGCGTTCTGGTCGCCTCGCCCTCGGCGTGGATGGCCGTCTTGATCTCGCACGCGTTGATGCTGGCGTTGTAGTTGACGCCGTCGATCGCGCGCAGGATCTCGCAGCAGCATTTCTGCTGGCTGGAGAAGCCCGCCTCCGTGACTGACTGCAGATCGCGCAGCTCGCCGAGGATGTTGTAGGCGTTGTCCTTGACGGCGCTGGTGACGTCATACGCGCCCTGGCGCGTTGCCGCGACACCCTCGTTGTTCTGGCGTTCAAGGGCTGCAAAGTCCGTCGCGCGCTGCACGTCGGCCTGGGTCGCCGGGGAGCTCTCGCCGCTGCCGCCGAAGCCTCTGCCCGCGAAGAGCAGGAAGAACAGCGCGATCAGGATGACAATGCCCCATCCGCCGAAGCCATAATCCTTATCCATGGTTTTCCCTCCTTTCTGGGTGGAATGAAATTTGATAGGCGCTTTCGCGCGGTATCACTTGCCGATCTGGCCGACGAGCTCGCCGACCGTCTTGTTTTTGTTTGCCTCGAACCACGCCTCAAAGCCTGGCTGCGAGGCCAGGAAGCTAAGCACCATCTGCGGGCTCTGCCCCTGCAGCGTCGTCTTCGCTGTCTGCAGCAGACCGTTCAGCAGCTTGTTTCCCCCGCCGTTTCCGCCCATCAGGGCCATAATCGGATTTTGCATTGAGCTTTCCCTCCAGTTCTTCGATTTTCCCGGCCATGCTCTGCAGGCCGGCCGTGATCTGTTTCAGCTGCTCCTGCAGCTGGTTCGCCGCCTTTTCCTCTTCTGTCGGCTCCGGGAAGATCCGGAACCGCGCGATGGTCTTGGCCGCCATGCTGTCCGTGCGGATGTAGTACAGCAGGTTCTCGGTCTCGTGCAGCGCGAGCGCGTTGTCGTTCGGCTGCATCTGCAGGTTGTTGATGCTGGCCTCGCTGGCCACGGTCAGCACGCCGAGCTTCGGCGGCTGCGGCGGCAGCTGCGGGCCCTGCGGCCGCGGCATGGGCTGCAGCTGGATCTGCTGCGCGCCGTCCATCTCCCAGCGGCCCGTGTACGGGTTGTACGCCATGCGGTATCGCCCCTTTCTGCTACCATTCTAGCGTTTCCCCGTCCCCGCTGGGGGGCATTTGTGTACCATCTGTGTACCATTTGTGGGACATGCGGGCATAGAAAAAGCGCCATGAGCCGTTGCTCATGGCGCTTTCTCTTTGTCTGTTTTCCCTGCCAGACGGCGGGCGATATTGTAGATGTGCGGCAGGCGGCGGGAGATGGTTTTGCGGTCGACGCCGATCTCGGCGGCGGCGTCCATCTGCGGGAGCCTGCGCACGATATAAAGCTTCACGATCTGCTGATCGATTTCATCCAATAAGCCCTCGTCAGTGACGCGCTCCCAGTCGCTGCGCGTGAGGTTTTCCAGCTCCTTCGGCAGAGCCAGCCGCGCAGTTATGCTTTCGTCACTCCCTTCGGTCCGCCGTCCAGGCGGAGCTTACTTCATCGCCGCAGCCAGCTTTTTCAGGAGGTCGTCGCCGTATTTGTAATCGGCAAGATACTTGATCGTGCTGTCTGCCAGCCCGGCTTTCGCCTTGATGGTCTCCTTGGCCTCCTCGACGGCCTTGCTGACGGTTTCCGTGTCGTACTCGACCCACGGGAGCTTCCCGTGCTTCTCCCATCTGCGGGCGTTGTACCCGCTCTTGGAGCCGATGTTCAGGACAGCGGTGATCTGTGCGCCGTTCTTCCAGGCAGGCGTGCACTCGACCGCGAGGCCGTCGCCGATGTACATGCCCCAGTGACCGGGCATCCAGAGACCTTCGCCTGGCACGAGCTTGTTCCAGCCGGACGCGGATACGTCCCTGCACTTCGCGATCATGCCGTCGGCGGACACGTCCGGGACAGCGTTCCCGGCGTAGCGCGCGCCGCCGTGGTAGGCGTTCTTGTCGCCCTTCCAGCCCCACAGGATACCCTTTGTGAGGTTCACGCAATCAAAGCCAAAGTAGCCCTTCCCGATCAGGCCGCGGAATCTGGCCTGCTTTGCGGCGTCGTACCAGTCCGGGTACTGGTTCGCCTTTTCCGTGATAATGCCGTTTGTGACGGGAGAGCCGAAGCAGCCCCACATGTAAACGGTCCTGTAATTCTTCGCGACGTCGATGTGCCGCCTGACGAGCTCGGAGGCTTTCATAACGCTCATGCCCGCTCACTCCCGTACAGCTCGTGGTGCAGCTGCAGCACGGCGGCCTCGATCAGCTTATCGATCGTTTCCACATCAAATTGAATGCCCTTCTCGGCGAGGAAGTTCACAACATACGCCTTTTTCGCCGCGCCGTCCGTCGCGGTGTACAGCTGTTCCGCCGCCTTTACGCCGATCTCAACGTAAGTGCGGAGCGTTTGCAGCTTGTCCGCGTCGATCTTGGTTTTGAGCCACGGGATCAAAAATGCCGAGACGAGCGCACTGATGAGCGCGATCACTGCCGAGATGATCTGTGTGTAGTCCATATGTATGCTCCTTTCAGTCCTTTGTTTCGCTTTCGCTTCTCGTCGCAACCGCGTCAGAGATTGCGAGGTTCGCACGAAGCATTGTATCCTCCAACTTTGTCAGGGCGATACTTCTATTCCTTCCCGCCGGGAGCTGCATGATGAGCGCTTCCGCTTCTTCAAGCTTCCCCCGAATGCTTTCCGACAGGTGTTTATCCATCGGTTCAAAATTCACTCGCTTATACATATTGTGTACCCCTTTCGTTATTCTACCGGATCATTCTTTTTCGCAAAAACCCGCTTGAAGGCAAGCAGGCCAAGCTCTGTGATGGTTGCCCAGCCGGTAAAGCCGAGTACGTCGGACAGGTCGACCGACGCGCCGAGCTCCGGGCTGCGGATGACTGCAATAAGGACGGCGACGGTTTTCAGAGCGCAGGCCCAGACAATTACCGTCGTGATGAGCTGGAGCAGATACACAACAATGGTTCGCGCCATTTCGCCCTTGCTCCACTTGCCCTTCGTCCGCATATCAGCCCAGCCCCGCATGGGCCAGCGCCCAGCCGACGAGGCCCGCGACAATGGCCGTCACGACCGCCGCGACGATGGCGTCCCAGCGTTTGCCGGGCTTCTCCGTCAGGGCCTTAACGTCGGTCTTGATCTCCCGGACGTCGGATTCGACGTTCTCCTGCTTGGTCGCCAGCACCTTGACGCTGGCTGTGAGTTCTGTGAGGTTTTTGAGGTCGGACTGCATTTCGTCAATGCGGTGCGAGTTGCTTTTCGCCCGCTGCTCCACCTCGGTCACGCGCTCTTCTGTTGTCATTGGTTTTCTCCCTTCTGTTTGTTTTATAAATAATACGATCTCCTCCTTAAAAGCAGAATGCGAAACTCACGCCGTACAGATTTGTAATATCGCCGCCGTTTGTGCCGCCCTGCTGTCCGACAAAGCCGAAGCCGCCTGCGCCTGCAAAGTTCTGTGACCGCTGCCACCACGTTACAGCGGCACCGTTCATCGTCTTCACCTTTTCTCCGCCAGACATATTACCATTCGCATAATAGCTGTACTGCGTTCCCTCGCCTGCAGCGGATACGACCCGGCTGCCGAAAATCTCAATTTCCGAGAGCAGAAACAGTTTGTCCGCCGAGGTTACAATAGAAGATGCTGTTGCTGCGTTCTTCTTGCTGACCTCCCGGATGCCGTTTTTAACGCTTTCCGGCATAAGCGCCAGAATGGACGGCAGATACTCTGTGCGCATTTTACTGCTCTTCCAGCCACCTATGACCGTTTCTGTGTCATTCATGCCGTACCCCGTACCGTAGCAGTCATGTAACTGGAACGTCAGCGGAGCCTTGCCTGAGCCGTCGTAATAGTCGTCATGACTCTTTCCGATGATATCAACTTGATAGTCTGTACCACCGATCGTCATGGGCATGCTGTCGCCTACGACCCATGTGGAGGGCACGGTTCCTCTGCGGCAGGCCGTTACAACGCCCGCCCAGGAGTTGTTTGCAAAAACCGGATCGACCGAAAACAGCGACATGCTCTGCGTTCCGATCACGATGCTCTGCGTGTCGCTCAGTCCGTTTGCTGTTGACGTTACGCTCCATTCTCCCGCCTCCGGGATTTCTAGCGTGCATGTCCCGTCTGTTCCGGCAGTTCCGCTGACTGTTTTTGAGCCTTTTATCGCTGTGACAGCCGCCCCCGCAGAGGTGGTCACGACCAACTTCGGCGTGACGCCGGTCTGAATTGCCTGAATCGCGGAAACGAACCCTGCCGGATAGACCAGCTGCGCGGACGTGCCGCCTTTGGTGCGGATCGCGTCGGCAACTGCAGTCAGATTATCCGTGTCCGTCATACATCGTGACATCAGTAAGACCCTCCTTCCGCATCCGGCACCGTGACGGCGCTCCACGCCCCGTTCGCAACGCACATAAACTTCCCATTATCGGCCGCTGTGACACTCGGCAGGAATTTCTCGCTGCCGGATAGCGTATACCGTGTACCCCAGTAGCCTTCTGCATTGCCATCCGAGTCAATATGGACGTAACAAATCATCAATTCTTCCGGTGCGTCGCCCTGTACCATCTTTGTTAGAGCGAAATCGACATACCCAAACGCTTCATCCACTTCCGCAAGCGGAAGAAGCAGGAGGTTCGTATTGTATGCCCCAAAGAGTTTCACTCTTGCATAACACGCTTTCCCAGCCTTATAAGCTGCAAGGATTTCGTCATATGTCTTGGTGTGCGTGAC